TCTGCAATTGTGGGTCAACACCACCCAACGCACCACCAATGGCACGACCTAATTGCTGTGCTCCAAGGGCAATTCCATATTGACCTTGTTCCATTGGGCTAAGTTTTGCTGATTGCAAGGCTTGAGCTTCCATAGCGGCTTGACGCTGTTGCTCATACTGCTGTGGAGTAGCGAATAAACCTAAGATGTCTGATGTTGCCATGATTTATTCCTTAAGGTTTTATTCCAAAATATTCACCCCATGCTGATGGACTAATGTTATATCCAGCCGCTCCAGATGGAGAAGAACCAAAATATTTGTCATATAGGTTTTGGATTCCTTGACCAAACTCAGGACTTTTACCCAAGTTCATCAACGCTGTACCAATTCCACTTTGTCCTGCCGCACTTTGGATAGCCTTAGCCGCACCAAGACCGCCAGCTAATAGGGATTGACCAATATTAGCCCCAGCAGTGGCAGATTTACCACCCAACTGTGCGCCAATATCCAAAGGTTGTTGACCAAGAGATTCAATCGTTGAACCAGCACCTAAATAGGTTGTAAATGGATTCAAAGCACCAACCTGACCAGCTTGATACTGTCCAAGCAAATTAGCACCAGAACCTAATAATCCTGTGCCAAATGCCACCTGTTGCTGACCAGCCTGTTGAGCTTGAGCCGCCAATGCCGCATCTTGTTGTGCCAATGCGTTGTAATAGGCTTCCATCTCAGGAGTTGTTGCACCCAAACCAGCCGTACCGCTTGGGCGCATTCCTGTAGCACCTACAGACAAACCGCCACGACCTGTTTGGTACAACTGGTTTTGCAATTGCGCCATTTGTCTTTCACGGCTAGGCGCAAGCAAATCTTGCTGTTTTGCCATGTACTGAGCCGCAACTTGTTCAGGAGTTTGAGCCAAATACTGTTTACCCAAGTTAAACAGTCCAGCCGCACCTTGTTGAAGCGGAGCATATTGCAGTGGTGCTAGTTCGGCTTGAGTCAATGCCCTGCCTGTAAGAGCCTGTAATCGGTTCTGATAGGCTTGTAACTCAGGACTGACTGTGTAACTAGCCCCACTTAGATAACCGCTAGGGTTAAACTGGAAACTTGAAGTGCCATAACGACTTGTTATCCCAACAGGACGAAACTTAGCCGCTTCAGCCGCAATTCTTGCTGATTCAAGTTGAGCCTGTGCTGATTGTCTAGCGGCTTCTCCAGCGGCATCACTTTGCATCGAACCGCCAAGCAGTGATGCTCCTGCTGAAATAATTGCACCAATAGGCATATCAATCTCCCTTAATCAAAATTTCATCCACTTTTGACGGGTCTTTCTCGTCAGTGGCATGAATACAAAACCAAACACAATCTGTTATCGCTTTGACCCCATGAGTCACCCCTGCTTCAATTTCAATACACGCTGGAGCAGAAACAATATCAATCTCAGTACCACGCAAAACAGCTACCTTCCCATGAGCCAAGGACAAATGGCTGAAGTTATGCGTATGCTTCAAGATTGCCATTCCAGCAGTAAAGAATGACTCTTTGGCATATAACCCATCACTGAAATGATGAGTAATGCGATATTCAGGGTCTTGCATCATCATGTTGGGTTATTATTTTGTTGTTCTTGCTGTTGCTTTGCTTCTTGCGCTACTGTCGCATCATGTTCCGCTTGTTCTTCAGGTGTGTACTCAACAATGGTGGTTTCACCTGTTTGGACATTGACTACGATTCTGTGTGTCATGGTTTAGCCTTTAGCGGAAAATGGAAGCATTAACAATTGGAAAATCAGTTAATGCTCCACCAGTACCTTGACCCATTGTTTGAATACGACAAGTTCCAGCCGCTTGTGTGTGAATTTGAACTAACCTTGCATTACCAGTAACATTAAGACTATCCCCTTGATAACCAAAAGTTGCGGCATAGTTTGCATCAGTCATTGCAGTTGTGAATGTAATTGTGTAATCACCAGCGGCATTACGCAAAACACTAGTGATATTTCCAGATGCACGAATCAATCTGTTTGTGTTGGCGGTCGAGGTTGCGCCAGTTGTGTCTTTTGTTCCATCAAAGTTCACCCATGCACGACATGAGTAGTTGATGCCATCCACATTGGTAGATGGGTTTACAGACCCACCAGCGTTTGTTGTGATTCCTGCTGAACCGTCAATGACTGTACTCATTGTTTAACCCTCGTAAAGAATGTTGATTGAACCAGCATCGAATGTTGGTGTTCCGCTATTGGTTGTGATACGGACTCTATCAAGTGTTCCAGTTAAAGTTTTTGTACCAGCCCCATGTGCAGTTTTAGGTGTTGCACCAGCAATATTTTGACAACATACATGACTTGATACCCAAGTTGTTCCTGTAATTAAATTGATAGTCATTGTTCCGCTTAACAATTCAGTGTTAATACTATCCAGCAAACGAACATAATACCCATTCGTCACAATATTTGGTGATGTAGTATTTGCACCAGCAATTACAGAAGAAATTCCAATATATCCGCTGGAAGAAAAACCAGTTGAATCCCCTATTTGGACAGTAAGTGGGCTTGCACCATTGGTGCTAATTTCATTAAACACCAGCGTCAAACGCTTCACCCAACTAGGGATGCCAGTGAAATCAACCGATGAAAGCGTATTGTTTAAAGGGTTTGCACCACCATTATTCACTGTACCCTGCGTAATCCTCTGCATCTGCGCCCTAGACGCATTGCTGTCAGTCCCATAGAACTGCCCGTTGTATTCAAGATTGCCTGTGGCTGGTGTGCCAATCAGCGTGTCGGATGTTAGAACGAGTATTGACATGGTTATCCTTCAAAAAGCACATTGACAGCACCAGCGGAAAATGTTGTTCCTGCTACTGTTGATATTTGCAATTGCGTTAAGACTGATGCTAATGCAACCCTACCACCTGCTGTTGATGCAGTATTTGAACCTACTCCACCACCAGAAGCCGAAAATGCCCAAATGTTATTTGTTGAATCAACCAAAAATAATGTTGCGATTCCACTATGTGCATTGCCTGAAACATTTACACCTTGCAACAAAAAACTTGTAGACATACTTGCAGTGGTTGTAGGTGTAATAGCATAACCTGTATACCCAGAAGTAGTTAAACCTCCAGAAGTCCCAAGTTGTAAATTCAACAATGATGTGCTGGCATAGGTAACACTGCTCAATCCAATTGTGATTTTTTTTACCCAAGACGGAATGCTTGAATACAGTGCCGCTGTACCAGAGGTGGTATTTACTGTAGAACTATATGTATTGATAGCACTTGTCGCAGTGGCGGCTTGAAGTGTTAGCGTATTAGAACCAGCAACAGCAGGGGCGGCAATAGTCACCTGACCTGATGTGTCTCCTGTTAAAACAAGTGATGTCATATTTTTCCTTTACAGAATTACCCAACGGCTACCACTAGGAACAGTGACAGCAGTTGATGTTGTGATTGCGGTACTAGATACAGTCTGTGAAACTGAAACAGTATAAGTTCCTGTTGTACCTGTACCAGTTCCAAATGCACTAATAAATGTTCCAGCAGTTACACCAGTTCCACTTATTACAGAGCCTACAACCAATACACCAGAACCTGTAGTTCCTGTAATGGTAAGCGTAGTGCCTGATATAGAACCAGTTCCAGTGAAGTTAGCCGCAATGGTAATCGGGCCAGTAGACATGGCATTTTTACCAGCCGTGATTGAATACCCCATTGTGACTGTCTTTGAGTTCTCATAAAAGATGTCATTACCAGAAGTACCTGTAGCACCACCACCACCAACATTTGTCCATGCTGTACCACTGTAGCCCTCAAAGGCTGTGGTTGTAGAGTTGAATCGAATCTGTCCAGCACTAGGGCTTGCTGGTCTTTGAGCAGTCGTTCCCTTAGACAGCAATACAGCACCAGTTGATGTGAAACTTGAATCAGCAGTTGCAGTCAATGTTGTGAAAGTTCCAGCTAAAGCAGAAGTTCCACCAATCACTGTGCCATTGATCGTGCCACCATTGATAGTTACTGCTGGGAATACAGCAGTGCCAGTAAAGGTAGGAGAAGCAATGTCTGCTTTAGAGTTGACAGCAGTCTGAATATTGTCAAACTCAGTGTTGATTTCAGTACCTTTGACGATCTTTAAGGGATCACCAGAAGTTAAGGTGTCCTTAGTCGCAAAGTTGGTTGATTTGGTGTAATTTGTCATGGCATTCCTTTAAGACATTCTGCCTTGTTTTGTCAGAATTTCAATCTTCTGGATTGATAATTGAGAGGCATTAACAGTTGTTTCATATCCAGTTTGGACAACTTTTCCAGAGCCAGAGCCATTTGCCATCAATGTCTGCAAAGCAACTCCTTCTGAATAATACGCAACTATTGTGGCATTAGCCCCATATTCTGCTATTCCATACTCAGAAACACCTTGCGCTGGAATCAGTATGTTTTGCGACTGATAATTTGTTAGGAAATCATATCCCCACTTGATAGTCACATATTGATTGCTACCACCAATGACAACAGCACTGATCTTTTTTATGATTGATGTCTGCGATGGGTTGCCTAGATCAGCATGGTTCGTATAGTAGGCAAATTGATATGTACTAGTATCATCAAGATAACCAGAATACTTCCCGATATATCCATTTTTACCAATCAATAAATCGCCATTGCGTCTAGATAAAAAAGATTTTGGTTCAATTGAATCCCATATCGTTGCCCGATATGAACCATCAGCAAGTGATTTTCGTGTATCAAAACAAAATACTTGCTTAACAGTAGGCGCAGTAATTAAGTAAAATGCTTCTCTTTCAGAATAGATAGACTTGATATTTGCCATTGTCTCTCCTGACAATGTCGTCATCAAGTCATCACGCACATTTCTAGATAAGTCACGCTCTGGTGCTGACTTTTCTTGAATCGTTCTCATCAATGAACGAATGCCACTATTGGACAGAAAAATAACATCTGTACTTGTGACTTGAATGGAATCTCTGGCAATGCAACCAATGCCTTCAACAGTGTCGCTAAGTGTCATTGTTGATGGTGAAGTTGCACCAGAATAGATCAAGATTTGACGCTTACCAAAGATGAACAAAAATCCATTGTGTGCCGCTAAACCAGTAATCTCATCAGCACCATTGACCCAAACATTGTTTACATTCAATGAGCCAGCAGTGCCTGTTGACCATACATGACCTGAGATCAAGTCGCTAAAGTAAACAGTTGCATTGTTTGTTGTGGTTGTAGCCGCCCACAAACGACCATAAGCAGAGATGACATTGTTTGCATCAGGAACAGTAGCAACATACCCTGTCTTTTCTGAAACTCTGCGATATGTTGTAGTTGATACAGCAGGGTCATAGATCAATGGATTATGACCAGACTGAAAGAAATAAGTGATGCTATTGAGTGATGCACATTGCCAATTATTTGCTGTAATGGTTGGTGCAGTACCACCTCCACCATAGGTCAACTCAACAAGTGCATTAGAACCATCAAGTTTGAATAGCTTATTGTTTCCAGCCAATAGAACAGTCAATGTTCCATCTGCTTGAACCAACTCATGTATCACACCAATATCATTAGAGCCAAGATTACCTGTTGATGAATTTACTTTTGTCCAACCCTTTCTGCATCCAATACGACCATATTGGTCAATGATGCAATTGGTTGCGACTAAAGCAAATCCACTCTGCAAATCAAGCGGAGAATCTTGAGTATTCAACCCAAAAAAGCCGGGGGCTGATACTGCGGAAACTTGAATTGCTTGGCTCATACTGCCACAAATTCCTGATTTTCAGGATAACGAGTTCCTTCCAAAGCAATGTAGTCAGACAACATTGATTTGTAAAGCAGATAAGCCTCAGATGAAGACAGACCACCATCTTCACCACGCTCTACCAAGGCACGAGCATAAGCATTTTGCACAACCAACACATCAGGTACTGCAACAACAGTTGAGTCAGATGACAAGGTGGCTTGTGGAATTGTCAAGCTAAATGGAATGCTATAAACACCATCAGGACGAGGATACAGCGTTACTTTGGTGTCATAGCTACCATCAACACCATCAAAAGCATATTCTGATGGAATTCCACTTACAGGAGTAGAAAAATTCTGCTTGCGATTCATTGAAGCAAAATCGATATTTTTCATACCAATATTGCTTGTGACATTAAGAACATCAATGACTTGAAATTTCTGACCAGAACCTGTTAAAGAATAAGAGTATGTTCCAGCAACTGTGCTTAATGTGATTGTTTGACCAAGAACATTCCAAGCATAAGCATCTTCAATTTGACGCTTTGCATCATTGACAAATTTGCCAATCAGACTTGAATATGTTGTTTGTATAACAGTAGATACAGTAGGTTCACGCAACCTAACCAGCACATCGTTTACAAGTTCAAGATAAGTCATCTGCTTCCAGCCTTTGCTTTGTTCCTTGCGGATATAGCCTTAGCTTTTGCCTTTGCGTCAGCCTTTGAGGTTGCACCCCATGCTTTCAGCGAAAGAAGCAGTCTTGTCGGTTCACCATCCTTGTACTCTGCACCAGCCATATTGCCCATGCGAGCCAAGAAACTTGCTCTGCGAGGGTTGTCCCCCGACTTCACTGGTGGTTTCAAATTCCCACCAGTTTCTGCATTATAAGACGCTCTCCCCTTGGCATTCAACCCCCCTTTGGGATTTTTGCCCTCAGAGCGTTGCCAAGTAGGAGTTTTCATCATTTCACCTTTTTGGGTTTCTTTGCAGTCTTTGCCGCCTGTTTAAAGTCAGCGGCTGTAGGTGCATTCTTAGAACCCACCTTGTTCATCTTCTCGCCAGACCCTGCTTTTATACGAGCCTGTTTTGCGTGAATATTGGCATAAAGTCCTTGCTTCATTTCATCTTCTTCTTTGGCTTAGTCATACCAGCCTCAGACAGAGCAATTGCCACCGCCTGTTTAGGATTAGTCACAACTTTACCTTTTTTAGAGCCAGAATGCAGTTCTCCTGCTTTCCACTCTTTCATTACCTTGCCAACTTTTTTCTGAGCCATTGTGGGTTTCTTCATAGGGTTTCTCCTTAGTACAAGATTTTGGCTGTGATCGTGCCAGATACATAAACTGTGCAATTGGCTCGCAAATACTTGGGAGCATTAGCCAAAGTCACAAACCCATCAGCAGTCAATGCAGTGTTAATGGTGCTGAATGTTGTGCCATCAAGACTACCTTGAAGTGCAACAGTGGCTGATGTGATGCCTGTCACATGAAGAATTGCTGGCATACCAGCATCAACCTGAACAGCTTTAGATGCGCCTGTAGCCGTTACAGCGGATAACAGGGTAACTGGAGTAGTTAAAGATGCCATTATTTACCTCTTGAAGATTTTTTCATCATGTTAGTAGCAGTTCTGCCACCACGCACAGGCATACCCTTTGGCTTGCCAACTGCAACCATGATTGCGATAGGAATACCCTTTTTTGATGGTGCAGGGGGAGTCTTAGGTTTTGCCTTCATATCAGTCCTTTTTGATTGAACCACCAGATTTCCAAGCATCACAAGTGCGGAGTGCCGCACAAGTAAAGTGGAACAATTCACAAAACCCTAGATCAGCGGCATCAATAAACTGCTGATCGTAGTCAAGTTCATTTTCAGAACTTTTGCCTTTTTCTAGACCATCTTTGATGCACTGCATCATTTTTGGAGTTTGGATAAATGCGGCACAGTTACCGCAACGCATCTGTTGGACATCATCAACAGTAGCGTTGTACATCTTGGCTTTCTTCAGCCAAAACGCATGATTTGGAAGATTGGGGTCTGGTGCGCCATACCCAAAATTCTTGAAAGCGTTGTTGCGGTTCTTAAGGTTAAGTTCGATGTCCTGAGTAGGCAAAGGACAGACTTGACCTGATAAGAGTCCTTCTTTCATTTCCACAACCTATCGGCAAGGAAAGTAATAACACCACCAGCAAATGAGGCGATGGTCATACCCATCCAAAACCCACCTTTGCCTTTGTTTGCTAGTTCAAGTAAGGCTTTTACATCTGCGCTAAGTGTGTGCATCTCCTTTTGTAGTGCCTCAACTTGAGCCTCTAGCTTGCCAAAATCTCTTGCGTCAACTTCAGACATTTAAAGCTACCTTTCTGGGTCTTCCCATACGCTTGATTGTTGGAATGACAGGCGCACGAAAGGCGGTATCTGTTCTGATTTCTGATTCTACAGATTCTATGGTTACTTCTACTTCATCTACCCTCACATAACCCTGATGACCTTTCATTGAATCAATATCAACTTGATTGTGAAAGGAAACAAGATTACCAGATTGCAGACACTTAAAAGTAGCCATAAAACCCCTTAAATAAGAAAGGGGGGACTAGCCCCCCAATCACTCAAACCATGCGAACAATGACGATCTTCATGGTTGCAGATGCCAAGTCAACTGTAGAACCTGACTCGTTTTGGACACGGAACTTGACTGTGTTTGCGGCACTGACATAGCCAGTGACTGTCAAACCAACCAAATCCACACCCAAAGATGCGCCAATAACCATGTCACCCAAGGCGACACCAGCCACTGTTACATCATCGGTTTCACCAGCCCCATCAATGAGAGAGCCAGCGTTTAAAGTACAAGTAACTGCCCAAGTATCAGAGAACAAACCCCGAAACTGGTCATTACCTCTGCGTGAGACTACTGCTGAAGCGGTTGCCATTTTGATTACTCCTAATTTAGTTTAAAAAAGACCCCCCACCACTAGGGCAGGGGGGACAACTGCAATTAGCTAGGAACAACCAAAGCAAACATGGAAGAAGACTTAGCCGCACCAGTTGTAGCGGCACTGCGTAAGGCGGCTACACCATACAGAGTGTCACTTGTGAACAAGGTGGCAAGGTATTCTTGCTTGTACTGGACTTGTGAACGCACACCAACTTGCTCCACCAGAACCATAGAGTCCTTGTGACCCATCAAGCAGACACGAGCAATAGCAGTTCCGCTAGTTGGGAAAGCGGCTGTTGCAGATGCTGAATCAGCATTGCTAGAGGTGAACACAGGGATACCATACAGATTACCGATTTCACCATTTTGGATAGCGTTGCCATTACCGACAAATGCTTGTTCGGTGTAGCGAGCCAGACCCATCAAAGTATTACGGCTAGATGGAGGAATCAGGAAGAAGCGACCATCCATAGGAGTGTCGTTGTCGTCCAAACGCTGAATGGTTCTGCGAATAGCCGCATCAGTCAGAGCAGAAGCATTACCAGTGTTGGTGTTTGCTGTGTAATCAAAGGTGGTTGTGCCGTCACCGCCAATGTAGGCAGAGCCGTACTGAGCACCAGTAGAACCACCATTAGCCAAACGACCCAATTGAACCAAATCGGTATCAACTTGACGAGCCAAGGCATAACCAGCATCAGCAGTGTAGAACTGACGCATAGAGTTCAAAGCTTGTGCTTCCACGATGTCTTCAATCAAGCGGCTATATTCATAGTGCTTGTTGATAGACACTTGGACTTCAGACTCTGTAGCGGCAATCAAAGTGACTGCTGTTTCAGCGGCTTTTGCAGAAGCAGAACCACGGGTAGGTGCGGGGATGTGAACAACATCACCTTTCTTGCCCTTGAAGTTCATCTTCATAACCAAGTTTGCGAGAACGAGGTTCTTCTTATAAGCCGCAACGATTTCGTCTGACCAAATTTCAGGGATGAAATTAGCCGCTGTGGTTGTAGTCACCGAATTGGTGGGGGAAAATGATGTTGCCATTTATGTACTCCAATAAAATCAAAAGTTAGGGTTACTTAACTCTACCTTCTGCGTATGCCGACATGATTTCATCACTCAAGGCATCGTATCTGGCAGGGTCTTGCATCTTCAGCCGAATAAGGTCAGCCCTTCGGTAAACTCTTTTTCCAGACTCTCCAGTACCACCAACATCAACAGTTGCCGCCTTAAGGCTTGACTTGCGTTGGGTTTCCCCTGCATCGCTAGTCTGTCTTGCCCTAACACCTTTCAACTGCTTATAGGTAGTCAGCAATTCATTAGCACTGTCATAGTCATATTCGCCATCTGCCTTTGCGTACAAGCCAATACGAACAGGTGAAGATTTCACCCAGTTCGCAAAGTCTTGGTCTTGAACAATCTGAGTGAAATCAGGGTGTTCTTGCGCCAGCTTTTGCTGAATCTGCATCTTTTTGAACTCTTGACTAGCTTGTCTAGCCGCAAGTACATCAGGATGGTTGTCAACAGTCTTACGAACAGCCGCCTGTGGATTCTCGAAAAAATCTACTTCGGGTTCTTCCTCTTTAATAGGTTGAGGCTTACCAGCAAGGTTTTGCTTAATGAGTTCATCTGCGAGTTTCCTAACCTCACCAACTTCTTGAGCTTGCTTACCAATCAGCTTTTCTGCCTCTTGGTGCATCTTGATAATGTCAGATAAATGTTTGCCCCGATATTTGTCGGGAATTTCGTCTGACGCTGGCTCAATTGTTGACTCAAGTTTTTTCTGCTCAACAATGTCTAACTCATTCTGCATCTCGTCTGGATTGTCAATCAACATATTTTTCCTTTTTCCTGCCACTTTTGGGTTCTAGGATACACAACGGCATAAATGCTTATGTTGTGGCTTTGCGCTCATGCACCAACTTATCACGATGTTTCTTGTCAAATTTCATCCATGAAGATGGAAAATGACCAGACCACCCCTCCAAGTTGATACTTGGTGCGCTGATTGTGCGATTGGCTGAACCACCGCACTCACACTGAGTTTCCTGTGTCTCATAATCACAGTACCTCTCAATTCTGTGTCCACTTTCGCAGACAAATTCATACATTCTTTTCATTCAATTCCTCGTAGGCTCGTTCGCTGACCTCTTTCAAGGTTTTCAGCCAAGTCAAGATGGAAAGTTCACCTTTGCGGAACTGCAAAGTCTTTTCATCAGGAATTACGCTTATATTATTGAGTGACTCTATCATATTGTCAATATCAATAATTAAATCCTTCCAACCATCCATTCCCATCATGGAAAATCGGTCTTCGTAATACTTTTGTAGTTCAGGAGTCATCAAAATCCTATGTGTTGAGCAGTTATCACGACTGATGCTGTGGATGGTCTGGTGGGACTCGTGAATGCAGGGTAACTTTTGATGGTCACTTGGGTCGATGGGCAAGACCAATAAAACTGATAGTAGTCCCCTGCCTTGGCAACATCAACAATGAAATTCCAAGAGGGAATGATGTGCCCAGAAATACCGCCATGAGAAGATGGAACTCCCACCAACCCTGTACTGCCAGCCACATCTACTCCGTTATATTTCAACCAGACGCTGACATCATGTTCTTGGGTGTCGCTATTGTCAAACTGAGCAGACCACTGGATGTTGTACTTGCCAATTTCAGTAAAAGTGATCTTGTTACCATCGACCATCTTGACATTTTTACTGTAGTCGGTTTGTCTTGCATATAGTGGTGTAGCAGTAGATGCTCCATCAGTCTGGTCTTGGTAGTCGGAAAATGCGCCATAGTTCTGGAAGATTGCACCGCTTAGACCAGCCGCACCTCTTTCACCCTTTTCGCCTCTTTCTCCCTTGACCTCCCCAACATTTATGTCTTTCCCATTGGAAAGTTTAAAAACAAGGGTATCGTCAAAGTCAATCTTGGCATCTATAACCGAAACCCCATCCTCACCATCCTGACCATTCTTACCAGAAGTGCCATCTTTCCCATCACGACCATCACGACCATCTTTTCCAGACTGACCAGTATCACCCTTGTCACCCTTTAGTCCACGCTCTCCTTGCTCACCCTTGAGTTTCGCAACAGTCTCAACCTTTTCCCTAAGTTTAGGAAACTCTTTTTCAAGCAAATAGGCAATGGCAGAGACTTTCGCCTCTGCTGACGCATCTGACATGATGATTTGCTTAAAGTCCATCAATCACCAATGACACTCTTGAGAAACTCATTGTCTTTTTGAGCCTGATTTTGTTTATCTGCCATTTGCATTTCAACAATCTTGGCTTTGTTCTTGATGTCAGATTCTTTGAGCATCAATTCAGCAATTTTGACCCTCTTATCGAACTCTTTAGAGGCTAAATCATCCTGATTTGGCAGATTCTTGGTGGTTGCCGCCATGTTCTTGGCTTGCATTTCTTGAGGCATTAACTGAGCTTCTGTGAGCAATTTCTGTGCTTCAGCCCTGTTTTGTTCAGCCTGAGTAGTGTTTACAGCAATCTGAGCCTGTGCCGCTTGGATAGCCAACTGCTGTTGAGCCTGTTGCATCTGCTGTTGCTCAGGATTTGGTTGCATCATCTCATCCAATTTAGCAATCAACTCCATTCTGTTGCTCAAACTGGAGTTTGCAACGATACCTTTGAGGATAATCGGCAAAACAGGAGTTTCAGCACCCAAAGTTTGCAACAACCCAATGAATTGCTGTTGTTCGTACTCACGAGCAATGATGCCCAAGGTGGCAGTTGGAATAAAGTTCATGTCCACAGAGGGGTAACGCTCTGGGTCAAACTGCATATAGCGGAAAGCCGCCTTCTTAATGAATGGAATCAAGAAATCTTCTTGGAAATTCACCAAAGTACGCTTGTATTTCTTGATGATGGAGGCAACAGCCATAGACATACCGCCACCACCACCATCACGAGCCGCCTGAGTCACCATTCCCTGTGAATCTAGAGTACCAGTGGCTTGTAACAGCATTCTCTCGAAAGATTGTGCAGTTGCAAGGTTGTTGGGGTCAGTCTGACCAAACTTAAATGGATACAAAATCTCGTTTGGATTGCCATTGGTCAAAATAGCCTTACCAGCCTTGACCTCAAACTTCATTCCACGAGGCAAACGAGTGGCATCCATTGCAACCATTGGAGCAGTGGTCAATGCCAATGAATCCATGTGGGCACGAGTCTGTGCATCAATGGCTTTTTGCATATTGAATGCCTTCTCCACTGTGCCACGACCCAACAAACGATTAGGAACTGTGTCATCCTGATAACTGAGAACAGGACGATCTTTCATCATGTAAGGGTTTTCTTCAGCTTTGAGCAACAAACCATCATTGGCAATCACGACAATGGCTTCAACCATGTCTGTGTAGTCTTCAGCGGCTGAATTTTCAGGAAATAACTCTACGATTTCCTTGTTTTCCTTCATGTTATTGAGGTATTCACGAGGCACAAGACCATAGTAGGTCAGCAACAGTACCTTTTCATCCTGATATTGAGAAACTTCTTGGGTTGGCTCAAGGTCAGTGTCTTCATAAGTAGGGGTGATGTCTACTTTGCGGTAGATTCCCTTCTCAATACCAGCCACAATTTTGTGGATTGAGACATACTTCTCGATAGCCACACCCATACAGTCATCAATGGATGTGCCATTCGGGTCAAAGAGGAAGTTCTTAGGGTTGACAGGCATGATCTTCACACCAATCCTGTCTCTTTCAATCACACCAATTGCCGCCTGACCCTGCATATTGGGAATGGGTTGAGTGGCAGGGATGAACTCTTTCTCAGTCTTGACAATAATCTCGCCAATGCCTGTTCCGTAGATTTCAGCCATCAACTCAATTTGGTCAATGGATTTGCGAATCTTGTCTTTCTTGAAGTCTTCCATCAGTTGAGCTTTAATCATCTCAACATCAATGGGGTTGCCGTTCACATCTTGAATATTGTCTTCAATGTCAAAGAACTCGCCTTGTCCAAAGATTGCTTCCATGATCTCGGCATGACGAGT